AGCAAGACTTCCGTTTGTGTTTGCACTTAAAGTAAGTGTAGTTGTCTTGAATACCTTTGTAGATACCTTAATAATACCTGCTTTCTGTGCAGTTGTTGGACTACCAGATGACTGAGTTGTTAAACTGTTACCATTATAGAAATCATCAGAAGATGTAGAAATATTCGCTGCAAGGTCAATAGTTACTGAAGATCCAGTCTTACTAACGAAATCACCAAGTAGTGAGAATGAAGTACCATCATAAAAATAGATATCATCACCAGCAGATGGGTTAGATGATAATGGAGTACTACCTGTATTAAACTCAATACGAACGTTAGTAACTGTTGTACCACCTGCAATTCCACTTCCTGCTGTAATAGTTGCACCTTCAACAATAGAAGATGGATTATCAACTACTAGAGTATTCTGTCCAGATGATGCAGCGGATTGTACAGTTTTCTCACTTACACTATCACCAACAGTGAATAATGGGTCATTAACTGTCATTTCACTAGAATTGACAGTTGTTGTAGTACCAGCAACTTGAAGGTTACCACGAATGATAACATCACCACCAGCATCTCCAGAATCTGGATAAGGGTCGATGATTAATTCTGTAGCAGAAGTACTATCTGTAGAAATTGTATTTCCTTTGATCCTGATATAACCAAGATCTAATGTAGTAGCAGCAGTACCCATATTAATGGTATTTGCTGCACCAGCAAAATTAACTGTTGTTGCAGCTGTGTTCCAAAGATTTTGTGTTGTTTGTGTACCAACTACAGTTGGGTTATTGATTGTAGCAGTACCAGATGTTTTACCAATCTGAAGTGTTCCAGCATTTGTAAATGCATTAACTGTTGTACAACCAGCTGTATTAAGAAGGTTGAATGTTGCAGCAGTACTGGTAATATCTCCACCATTTACTGCAAGGTCACCACCAATAGTAACGTCACCAGTAAAGTTTCCATCTCCAGGCAGAGTTATCGTTCCATCTAGACCAACTTTAAACTTAGATGCACCACCAACCTGTAAATCCATTAACAGGGAAGTACCAGCAGATGCAGTATTAGTTACATTTACCTTTATCGCATCAAATTTATTACTAGCATTATTCCAAGTACTTGCAATATTTAAAACTGTATCTGCAGCACTTAATGCAGGTGTTGTTATATCAACAGCACCAGAGAATGAATCAACTACAAATCTATCTGTTGAATTATCTGTAATCTTAAATAAATTAGTTCCTACTGTAGCAGCACCTTTGAAAACATAATCTCCAGTACCATCGGTATTAAAATTTAGATTTTGGTTGGATGTTTGCGTTGATATTTCATCTCCATCTAATCTTATATGATTTACATTGACTCTATTGAGTTTTCCTGCCGAGTCAGCGATTAATGCAGAGTTATTATTCAGTTGACCGTGAGTATGGTCTAATAGATCGGTGAAGTATTTACCCCCGATAATATCAAGTCCAGCAGCAACTCCAGATGTTTCAGATCCTTTACCAATAAACAGTTTACCATATGATGTAACTGATGCTGATTGGTTATCTCCATACGTACTAGTACCTTCAGCGTAGGCAAGTTCACCTTGGCCAAGTACCGATGACGGTGTAGCGGTTGGGTTTGCGCTCGACCTTTTAATTTTTATTCTAGTTGCCATTTGTTAATACCTGATTGGATTTAGAAATTACCACCTGTTATAGTAAGACCTGCTTTTTCAACGACATTTTCAGTCTTCCAAGAAGCAGAGATTGCATCATATTGGAGTATAGCACCGTCAGTTGCACCTGTTGTATTGACATCGGTAAGACTACCTAATGTACTAACACCAGCAGAAGAAACAGTTAATACTTGAGGTCGATTAGATATAGTGACTTTTGTATTCATGTTACGCCTGGGTTAATTGTTATAAGACCCTCAATAACTCGTGTTTTAGTTCCACCAGCAGCTGTAATTACAACATCATAAAGATATCTCCCTTGTTCGATAGCCGCAGTTACTGCAGCTGTCATAGCAAGAGTCACTTTACCAGAACCAATAGAAACTGTAAACGCATGAGAAGTTGAACTATAATGGGATTTTTTCATTTTGGCAGCACCACTATATCCAGTCAAATCCCATAGAGCATTGGAATCATCATAGATTCCAATCTCAGCGGAGAAATCCGCCCCTTGATCAATATAGAGATTGTGTTGTGCAGCCATTAGGGTTTATCGCTTATATTTATTTATAACCTATTGTTTATTTAGGTTAATTAACAAATTTTTGATCTCATTGATCTCAGTCTTCAGTGATTTTAAATCTGATTCAAAAGAAGATAATCTATCTTTTTCAGATTGTCTGTGTTTATAAGTTTTCATATAAGTTTGGTAATCATCAAGATTGTTGTTTATTACCGCATGGGAAGAGGTATCCCGCATCAGATCAGGATGTCCTTCAATTTTTAAATTTTTCATATTAGATAGCAAGTGCCAAACACCTCACATTTCTAATCTTTGGAATATCACTCTGATCGTCCCCTATCATAGCAATCTTAACACTGAATTCTTGAAAATCACTCATACCTTTTAGTTCAAAATCAAAAGCTCTATATTGAGTCTTAGTCTCTGATGATGGATAATTAACTGAAGGAACCTCCATATAACTCATTTCATCAAAATCGCCAGGATCACCATCTCCTTTAGTTTTAACAAATACTTTAAATTCATTAGATGAATTTCTTATACCATCAAATAGAACCTTAACAGAAGTAGAAGTATTTTCTAAAACTACTTTCTTAGTAATATATGCAGAATGTTTCCCACCTTTCGGAAGAAGTTCTGAAGAAACATCTAAAACAGCAGGAGTGCCTGAGGTTTCTTTGTTTATTCTATTAGAAATGGTGATAATTGAAGATCCTTCTAAATCAATGATAGGACTTAATCTATCGTTAGATGTAGACAACACGAGATTTGTATTTAAAGTACCAGAAAGACTTGATAAAGAACTATTACCTGCTATAGTAGCACCAGAAGCAATTAACTTTGGTTCATTGAGAATATTTTCAACATTATTCTCGATAACTTCATTGAGTCTAATATTATATGGTACTTGTTTAACATTTCCAATACTCTTTCCAGTCAAACTATCTATTCTAAAATTAGCAGTGGTCTCTATAGGAACAAATGATTTAATCTTTGGTTCAATAGATTGATATGCAATATTCTTAGATCCTATAACATTATTACCACCAGTTTTCTTAGTAATACTAGCTTTACTAGTAACAGTAACTTCATACTCATCCATATTAATAACATTAGTTATTGTATGAGTTGTATTTAATTCTTGTAAAGGTATACTATTATTTTGATAACATTGAACAACTGAATACTTATCATGAGTTGCGACTATTGTTGAAAGTTGACCACGAGTACAACCAGTCAATCCAGTAGCAGTAGTTCCAGTATATGCTATAATTTCATCATCAATTTTAACATATCCTTTATTACTTGTTGATACATTAACATTAGAAATAGTATTCCACAAATCAGTTGATGTAGCATCTAAAACCTCATCAGAAACAGTTCTCAAGGAAATAGTAGTACTATTAACTGTAAGAGCATCTCCTAATTGACCATTTAATGTATCAGATGTGACATTACTAAATTCAACTGTATCTCCAACTGTATGCATACCATGATTAGGTTGTGAAACTTTAATTACAGCTGAATCATTGGTACATGTAAATGGGTTATTTGGTAATGAAGACAAAGGAATTGGTGTATTATTTAATATAGCTGTATAACTAGTGTTTGGTGTAAACTTACATCTATTTAAAACAAACTTAATATCTTCATACTGATCGGATATCCAAGTCTTATCGTTAGCAGACTTAAATAACACTCCTATAGCTGGTTGTTTGTCAATAATAAAACCAGTAGAAACATCTTTTTCACCTAATCGAGATACCCAAACATTATAATTATTGGATGTACTCTTAATAACAAAAGCATAATCATTTTTATCTGTTAGATAAACTGGTTTTTTGAACGTAAATTTCGTTGCCTTACTAGCATCATCTGATATAACAACAGTACTTGATGCTAATGAAACTACTGATGATGGAACTACCGTATCAGATGGAACACCATTTTCAATACCTCTTATTTCTACAGTGACAGGAGCTATAGAATCTTTAGCATAAAAATAAAGATCTATAGAACTAAGGAATATACCACCTTTATCATTAACAAAGAATGATTGTGCAAGGGGATCACAACCACCTCCACCAGGCGGAGGATCTGGAACAAAGAATGTTCTAGAATCACTAATTGCAACTGTGGTAACTTCTGGAACTTCTAAAGTGGTAATTGTAGCAGTAACATCCAAGGTCGATCCTTGTGAATAATAATTACTTGATGCATATGAACCACTAAGTCCTAAAATCTTTACGCTATTAGCATCATCAGCAAGAGAGAATGTTAAATCACCAGTCTCGAATGTTTGAGATGGAAGTAATACAAAAGCTGCTAGATTACCAGTTTCATTAGACTTTAAAGTTTGTTGTGTTAAAGATTCAGCTATAGCACCAGAACTATTACCAATAACCTTAAACTTCACACCAATTTGGCCAGGATTTAAATCAGAATCATCTAAAGATCTTATACTATCAATAGCCAAAATATCAGTAGTACCTGTATAACCAAATACTCCAGTAGAAGAACTAGCGGCAAAATCAGTAGTTGCAACTACATTTGTAAACACATTTGGATTTTGTACTGTTGCTTTAATTCCTTCAATTACTTGAGGTCTTACAACACCATCATCATATATTGGTTGAATGGTAACTGTTTCTCCAATAACAAAAGAAACACCATTATTATTTGTCAACCCTGTTAGTAATTTTGGATATGATATACCAGAAGATAATACATCATCTATATGAAAATAGAATTTAGTATTTGGTTTTAAATTTTCAGTAACGACACTTAATACTCTAGATCTACTAAATTTAAGATCAGTTACTTTATTAATAGTATCACCACTTTCTATATCAAAATTCAAAGATCCAAGAACATCTTGAACACCACTTCTTACCTCAGTTACAGTTGTGCCACCATCCGTTCTAGTTCTATCTGATGTATTCCAATTACCCCATTCTTCAGCACCTGCTCCAATTTCATCCCATAAGAACCTATAACTATCTACAAGATTAATATTCTGACCATCTTTAATTTCTCTCACAGTATCATACCAAATATCTTTCTTTGGTATAATTTCCATTTCACCAAGCCATGTAAATACTTCAAATGGAGTTACATTTTCTACCCTACTAGCAAAAGAAGTAGAAATATATGATTTTTCTGTGTATGGAATAGTTATATATCCAGTATTAATACCATCTATACCACCTGTAATTGTAGTCGTACTAGCACTATTATAACTGAATCCAATACCAGTTACATATGGATAAGGTCTAGCAAGTTTATTATCTAAATCAATTGATGCCGTATAATCAGTATTTGATAAATCAGCAACATCAGTATTAATAAAACTATCTACAACAAAACCATTTTTAAATCTATTCCTACCATCACCATCCAGAATATTTAAATTAACTGTATTGTTTTCTAAAAGATTTAAAGAAGAATATTTCTCTACATTGGATAATCTTGTTTCCAATTTTCCAATATCCTGCATAGTATAATTTCTATTATTCTCTATTTTTATATCAGCATCTCTAACATCCTTTAAATATGGTGGTAACGTTAACGTTGCTATATGCAATCCAATAGATTCATCTTCAGTTTTCTGTGGATCTATAGAATCTGCACCTTTAACAACTTGTATATCACCACTAGTTGTTACATATACATTATCAACCCTTCCCAAATAGAAAGAATAATCTAAATTTAATACAGACGTTGGATGTACAAATTTAGTAGAACTCTCAATAGATTTACCAGCAATTAAAAGTGGATTTGTATTATTATCAGAAAATGGAGATCCAATAGTACCACTACCAGTAGTACCGTTACTTATAACATATCTAAAATCTATTATATCAGCATAAGAATTATAAGTGTATGCTAATGGAGTATCTTTGTATGTTAAATTATATGATTCTTTAGAATAAAAATCATTAGATAAATTCCCATGACTAAAATGGTCATACACAACTACAAATTTATTAACTGGAGTTGCAGCAGATGTTTTTCTTACTAACTTGGATGGTCTATAAAAATTCTCTGTATCATTCTTAATGAATATAAAGTCATCAGTTATATCCTTATATACACCATACTTAGATTCTTTAACAAATACACCAGATGCTGTGGAATTATTTGGTATAGTAACCGAGATTGCAAGATTTTCACCACTCTGGAATTTTGATGAAGAAAGATACTTAACATATAATAAATTAGAACTACCTTTAGATATTACTTTAGCTCTAATCAATCCATAGACAATAATATCTCCCAAGTTTATATTAGCAGATGAATTAACTGTAAGTTGATCAAATAATTTAGTAGTAGATGCCCCACTATCAGTTGCTTCATGAATAGCATGAATCTTAATTACATCCACGTTTCCTAAAGATATATCTTTATCAACGAATCTAGTTCCATACCCATGATTAGTAGCATCTTTTACTTTAGTTACCTGAAATATCTTATAAGATTCTTTATTTTTTGTTTTAACTGTAGATACTGGTACTCTTGACTTATAGTAAATATTATGTGCTGTATTAGCAGCTAATCCAGTTATCTTAATTATATTTGGGAAAAGTGGATCTGGAACTGTTACTGCAGTAACAGAATCAGCTGCAGTGCCAGTCATGATTAAAATATTAGTTGTGTCTACTTCTTCACCAGCACCAGTAGTAAGAGTAACAGCTCCATTACCATCAGCAGTTAATAAAGCATATCCTGTTCTATAATGACTATAATCCTCTGTTGATGCAATTGGATTTGAATATACTTTAGATGTTAATCCAGTATCAGACTTATATAATTTAGTGACATACTTCTTAATATCGTAATATGTACCAGCTGTACCAGAAGAACCCAATACCGCTCCAGTAGCAGTAGATACAGAAGCCATCTCAAAATTAGTATTACCAATTCTTATTCTAGATACAGAAGATAATTCATTAACAAAATTTGAATTCAAACCAGTAAGAGCAGTACCATTAACAACAAACGAAGCGCCGCTTAAAGCAACAGTATCTTGTTTTACTCTACCTTCGAAAGAATTAGAACCAGAACCTGATGTTATTGTTCTGACATCTTCTAACTTACTTGGTACAATAGAACTAATAGTAAGCAAAGAAGCAGTGGTATATCTACTCTGAGATAAAGTTTCACCTAAACTAAATGTACCAGTAACTTGATGTACGTGAATATTATTACCTGAACCAATACCAGTGTCCCTAACATATCCCGTAGCACCACTAGTTTGACCAGTAACAAAATCACCGACAGTTAACCCAGTTGTGCCTGGAGCTGCACCGAGATTTAATTTTACCCATACATTAACATCACCTACATATAACTTAGTTGTAGTCTGATTAATATTATCAACTAATCCAAAAGCTTTTGCAGTACCAATTTCAGTATTAGCAACATCTTTTAAAGATAATTCAGCACCAAATCCTACAGCACCTTTAATAAAACTGTCAGTACTAATATCTAATTTAAAATATGATCCAATATTTGCAACAAATCCTTTATTTTGTTTAGTAGCAGTATTTCTTGGTTTCTCTACAAGTGCATATTGTTTTCTATCTGATAATACCTCAAATCCTTTAACATATGCTTTACCATCAGACAATTCAACAGCATAGTAATCATTACCATTAATTGAATCTGTTGGATCTGATGATGTTGGAGTTCCATTTACAACAGTTCTACCATCTATTAATTTTGATCCAGCTAAATACACACCCCCATTAACACCATCATCCAAAGCTTCTCTAACTTTAACACCAAATGGTTTAATTGTATAATGGCCAGACTCATCATAAGTCCTTCTTGCCAAATTCTTTTCCAATTCACTATAAATGGAATTATCTACACGTAAAGTGGATTCACCATCTTCCAATCTCAATATTTCAATGAAATTAGAATCATCAGTTATTAATAAATTTTGTTTGGTGAGTGTTATTGCAATCTTTAATCTATCAGCACCAGGCGATGCATAGTTAGTAGTACCTAAAGCATTATCATATAATGTATCATCCTCAGATGTAGTTGATATACTTTCTTTTACCTGAAGACCTACTTTATATGATGGTTTATTATTATATTGATCAAGAATAATTGTTTGTGGTGATACTTCTACAAAATAACCTCTAATGAAATAAACACCAGCATTAATAGTAGCGGATGATCCAGTATATGCAGTAGCATTTTGAACAGCAGTAACAGCTAAAGATGTACCAGATGAATCTTGAAGTACCTCATTATTTTGAAATACATTAACTTGAACATTATTTGTAATATTACCACCAGAAGTATATTTTACATATAAAGTGATAGTATCTTTTTCTGAAGTTGCAGCACTTATTGTATTAATAACTTCTGCTTTCACACCAGAAGTTAAACCAGTTAATTCTTGTCCTACTAAATTTGTTCTATATGTCTCTACAGAAATACCATTCATAAGAGGCTGAACTAAAACAGCCTTATAACTGACACTATAATTCATATTGCCAGGGATTACAACGGATCCATCCTTGAATACGTGCGACCCAAATCTATCAATTTGATTTTGTAAAATTGACTGAAGGGTATTTAATTCCCGTGTTTGGACAGAATATCCTGGCTTAAAAAGAACCTTTTGGTAATTTTTTGATCGATCAAAATCATCAAAGTACGGAGATATCTTGAGATTAGTAACTTCCATTTAGATAAGGTATTTCTTTTGAGTATTTATTCTAAAATTCGACAACTAGTTTGATGTCTTCAATTTGATCGTTAGATCTATTAACTGCTTTTCTGTTTTCTGTGTAGATAACAGTTCCACTATGCTTCTTAACTTCTGAAGATGCATAACCAGAGGTCCAAGACGCTGCTGCAATACCAGAAGATGCAGTACCATGACTGGTATCTGGTGTTACTGTAGTATTACTTACAGCACCAGTGACAGCATTTGCTCCTGTGAAAGCAACTTCTTGATACTTATTAGTACCAGCTTGATCTACATCAATGTACTCATTCTGATAGTATCTAAGAACTTTAGATACAGAATCCCAATGAATAACTCTACCCTTAGCACCAGTAGTAGCTTGTGTAATAATTTCTCCTGGCGTATATGTGGATGTAGTAGATGAAGCGAACTTAATTGCCTTACAAGCAGTAACTGTAGGGTCTATGAGATCTGTTGTAGCACCTGCAACGACAGGATCAGAAACTAATCCATACCTTCTAAACTGGGAATCTACAGGGATATCTCCACCACCATCTAGAAAATCTAGACTTTTATTAATCATTACACGATAACCACCCAATTCGAGTGATGTATCTGCACCATGTCCATCAGGAGGTGAAATAATTGCTTTTACGGTTCCACTCAAAGCTGTGGAAGAACCACTCCTTGCAATTGCAGCAGCGGCAGTAGCATACCCTTCAGTTAATAAAACTGTTCCACGAGTATATCCCTTACCAATCTGATGTAATGTAGCAGAATCAATTTTACCAGAATTAGCACCAGTATTTGGAACTACAATTGCTGCTATAGCTTTATTAGAGTCTGTACCAATATCATTATCTCCAAGTATAGGACAATAATAAGTACCAGCAGTAATACCACTTCCTCCAGCAGTAATTAAAAGTTGTTCAATTGATCCAGATCTTGCTGCTGAAGCAGTCTGCACAGCATTATCAGTTTTTACTGGAATAAAATCACTGGAAACAAATTTAATATAATCAGAAATATTAATGGTGTATAGATACAACCAACGATATCCATCAGAAGTATCAAATATCGATGTAGTAGTTCCAGTTGGTTCTACCGTAGATACCTTTCCAGTTGGGTTTGTCGGACTCTGACCATTGTATATACATTTATAAACTTGGTAATCACTATTAATCACATAAAATTGTGCATCATATAACTTTGATTGACCATTAACTGAAAGATTTGCTGGAGTATAATCATTCTTATACATATCATACTTAAGTCCAGTCTTCCAAGTATTTCTTTTTACTACTTTAGAAACATCTGTGGATGTTACTCTTTTCATAGCAATCATATCATCATATATTTCATTCATATCATCGAATGAATCATTTGGTGTTGGAGGAACGAGTTCACTCACTCCAGAAACACCATTATATCTTTCATAAGTCCAATTTTGGGGTCTACCGATAAAGAGGTAAATCTTACTCCTATAAGCTTGTGCTTTAGCAGAACTATCGGCTTCTTGAGTACTCGAAGCGTCAGAAAATGGTTCTGCTAGAGACTCAATAAACTGTTCAGCCGCAAAAACTCGGAAATTATCTGTTACAAGTGAAGGCATTATTCTCTATAGTTCTGAATTGTTACTTTTATTTATTAGATATAATTATCAAAATACACAATATCATTTGCGGAATAGGCTTGAGCTGTACCAAGAACTCCTCTTGTACATCCATCTATCCCAGAAGAAGAATGGGTTGTATATTCGACAATTTCAGCATTAACTACGTTAGAGACCGTTTTATAAAGGATAACTCTATTCGTATCATAACCAACGCCAGGATTTTTAATAGTTAACGATGTAACTGTACCTGACCCATTTAGTACTGGTTCGAGAACACATCCAGTTCCCCCACCACCAGTAAGCGTAATATTTATATCACGATCATCATAACCAGTACCACCACTTATGATTTCAACCTTTCTAAGTTCACCACCTGAAATAAATGGTTTAAAAGATGCATTAGATCCACTATGTGTACCTGTGATAGTAAATGTTGGTGAATTTGATGTTAATCCCGTAGTATTATTAAGGGGAATAGTCTCAACCGAATTAGTGATATTCGATGTAAGTTTAGTACCCTTTCTAACTTCAGTTTTACTCATCGGTTCCTTTTTATATGTGGATGCATATACAGTCGGGAACACTTTATGTGTATTATAAACATTATAGCCAGGATATTGAAGGTCTATTGAACTATTAACAATCTCACCACCTTTAGGTATACTTACGGTTGCAGATGCTTTTGCACCAACTCCAGTACCTTCAGTTCTTAATATAACAGGATTCTTGAATTTTACACTACCAGAAGTAGTTGTTATCGACGCAACAGTACCATTAGAAATCGTTGTAGATCCTAAAGTACCATTTCCCCATGTAAAGATATTGTCGCCAGAATATGTAGCTGTAGTAAGAACTGTTGGTGATGTGATTCCAGTAATAGTTCTTGCACTATCTTCTCCACTAAGTGTTAATTGATCTCCAATTACAACTTCATATCCTCTACTCAACACCTTAATATCGTCAGAAGTACCACGGAAATCTAAGATAACCATTTTTGTGAATGTTTGTGGTGATACAAAATGTATTTTATCATTACTTATATAATAATCATATAAAGGACTTAAAGGATAACCATCTTTTACAACCAAATACTGATTTGCCCATTGTCTAGGTCGTTCTATATGAGCATTTGGATAGTAAGATGCTGAACTCTTGGTTACAGTAAGTTCAGTAACATTAGTACCATTAGTAAGTGTATCCAACTTATCAAATGAACCAACAGATCTTATTGATATAGTGTCACCATCAGCAGGATCTACAGCAAGTTTAATTTGAGTCTTATTATCTCCAACCAATGTATAATCTACCTTTGGATCCAATATCAATCCATTTTTGACAACTAATAGACTTGTTTCATCTGGTATATTATCATTACCAATTGTACCTACGGGAGTAAATACTCGTTGACCTTGAGTACCATATCCTACAGTCAATATACATCTAGGATTAGCAGACACAAATGTATGTGCATAATTACCACCAGTAATTACAGAGTTTGCAACTCCACTATTAGCAACAAATGTATGATTTGATGTATCAGATGACGTACCAACATTAACAGTAATGGTTGATGAAGTTTTTGTAGTAATTTCAAGTGGAGCATCATATGATCTATCACGTTTTCTACTAAGTGAACTAGCAACTGCACTAATAAATGTATGAGTTGTAGTATTAGTTGAAGGTGTAGAATCCAATACTTGAATATCAAAAGTATCTGTTGTTACATTAGAAATAGGTGCCCACTTACCATTACCCATTCTATCAGTTGGGCGAGGATAATTATGAGTTCCAACACCTTGTGTACATTCGAATCTAAGAGCACCATTACTTAATTTAATTAAATCACCATTCTTAAATCCATGAGTAGTAATTTTTATAGTTACAATGCCTGTTGTTGGATTATATGTAGTACCAGCTTCTGGGGTCTTAAGGTCTATAGTTGTTCTCGGATATGCATGATTACTTTGATTATTGTCTGAATCACAAGTAAATGTAACTGCCCCATCAGCCAACTTGATAGACTCTCCAACACTAAGTGCATTAGCACCAGTACTACCAATATCTAAAACTAAGTTTCCAGTTGTAGGATCATAAGTGGTATTGTTGCCAGGAGTATAATTTACTAATGGAGATGTACCAACGTTAAGAGTAATTGTATCTGTAGTTACTGCATCACAATTAATATCAACATTATATTTTGGATCAGTAGGTCTTGGATAAGACTTAATAGCATAACCACTATCCATATTACATTTGAACTTCAATGAATTTGGTTCAATTCTAACATCAGAATTTTGTATAAGACCATGATTAGGAATAGTTAATACTAAATTACCATTAGCGGGATTATAGGTTGCATTAGTCGGTGTAAATCTCTTTCTACCATCAAACAAAGTAAATGTATCTCCAACATTAGCAAATGCTGTATTAGTTTGATCCAATAACTTAAATATACTGGTAAACTTAATACCAAACAAAGTTCCTGTGGTATGAGCAGTACCTAAAGTAATTGTATTATCATTAACCCATGTAAAGTCACCTAACTCTGCAAACTTCCAAGTATTATTAGAGAATATAACAAGATTATCCCGTTCTCCAGATGCCGTTGATATAGACTGACTAATTGTATAATTAGATCCTGAAGCTGATAAGGTAACTGGTAGATTATTACTCATCCTAACCATAAAGAGTTTAGTTCCAGTTGGAGGAGCAGTAGTAAAATTAATGAATCCTCTATTAGCACTAAATGTATACTCACTTGAAGGATCCTTAATAACACCATCAACAGAAACTAATATTGATGCTGTATTAGTGGTATTAGGAATATTTGCACCATTAAGGAACATTTTAAACTGAGTTCTAACACCATCGGGACAATAATCAAAATCATCTATTTGAGTAACTGATGCATATTTCACAACAAAAACATTAGCTGGTGCAGGAGATCCTGTATGATCTAATGTAATATCATTTCCACTTACTGTAAAGTCATTTCTATCAAGGAACCTTGGAGCACCATCTGCATAAACAACTATTCTTCTATAATCAGCAGCAGAACTGCCTGGCGATGCAGACATAGTTATTTTCCAACTATTGGAATTTACAGCACTTTGACTAGCAATTGGTAATTCCGCAGCACCATGTGTATAAAGAATCCAAACTTGTTCTGATGCAGCGGGTGCTGTTGTAAATGTAATCTGACTACCGCTTACTGTATAATCCTGAGTTGGGTTTTGTACAACACCATTTCTAACAACCATTAGATCATCAACATCTGGTGGTGTGAATGCAGTACCACTACTATGTGTCAAGTTAAATGTTTGTTGATTGCCATTAATTCCAGTGAGATTATCAAGCATTATATTTTGATTTACACCATCATAAGAATAATATCCAAATATTATTTCATTAGCAGCAGGAGGAGTAGTGAATGTAATTTGATTTGTAGCTACGGTAAAGTCTGTTCCAGATCTTTGCATCACACCATTTCTCATTACAAATAGATTAGCTTGTATTGGTGAGAATAGAAGACCACCTGAAGTTATTGGGAATACTGTAGTAGTACCATTACTACACTTAAATTCATCTAAAAGTACATTATTTGTACTTGATGGAAGAAGTTGTCTATTAAAGAATGGTAATTTAATAACATCAGTATCAGTAGGTGGATCAACAAATGTAATTAAATTACCACTAACTGTATAATTCGATGAATCTGGTCTTAACATAGTTCCATTCTTTATCGCAAATACATCAGTAGGATTTGCAACATACTGAGGTACACCATCATCAGATAAATTCCATTGCACTCTAGTACCTGTTTGATCTTGACCTAATCTATCGAGAATAGCACCTCTACTATTCTCTAAATTGTCTAAGTAACTACTTACATAATCTATAAGTGTGCATCTAGTAGTAGCTGGATGAGCATCACTAAAAATTATTTGATTCCCAACTATAGTATACTTGTCATGATCAAGTACAGCATTAGATATGCCTGGATTTACTTGATAATCATCATCCATATAAACAACTAAACTTTCTTCTCCATTTGTAGGAGTATAATTAACACCATTTCTCTTCAGTGTAAATGTCTTAGTACTTCCATTAAATGTAATTGCTTCTAAAACTTCAACAAAACTTGATGAATGTGATGGACTTGTATATGTAAATCGAGTATCATAACCCTTTATACTAGTTGCACCAGTACCATAAACAGTACCACTAATATTTTTTGCTCTTACTTCATAAGCAACATCTGATGGAGCTTTAACTGCATTTGATTCTATATGTTCATTGAATCTCTTAGTTCTACAACCCAAAATACCTTGAATCTGTCTATCATTCCATGTAGAAGTATTTAATTGGAAACATCTTGTATCTTCATCAATATACCATCCAAACAAATCAGCTTTAGTTGCTGTTGAACTGAATGTAATTACATTATTACTAACACTATAATTTGAAGGTGGAACTATATGAGTCTGGAATACAGAAGTCTCAAATATAATTAATTTACAATTGGAACTAGGTGTATAGTTCAATGTGAATTGTGTACCAGTAGCAGATCCAGCGAAAGTCAAAGAATTTAAATTTTGATGACCCATAGCAAATACACGAGAATCATTAGTAGGACTAGCACCAAAATTAACTACATTATTAGATACTGTTAGATTTGCAGGATTCTGTACACTACCTGCAACAGAAATTATAACTTTACCAAGATTTGTTATAGGATAAACAGTAGACTGACCAACCTTCTCAAATGATAATGTAGTATCGGAAGTTGTTAATGTTTGTGTTTTTAATATATCAAACTTATTTACATTAGGATGAGTTATATGAATATTATCATTATTATTAAATCCAAAATTTGGAACAAATGTTTCATTTGCAACAGTTGTAATTGTATGAGTGCCTGCACCCTGACTAGTTAAATTGATAGCAGTACCATTATTTGCATTGGTAGCAGTTGTAGCAAATTTTATAGTATTATTATCTACTTTAATTAAGTAATAAAGAGTATTAGTTGTTAATCCACCAATTGCTGTAGTACCAGCAGTATACATTACTGCAAGACCATTACTCATACCATGATTACTAATAGTAATTGTTTCATTAGTAGTATTAACAGCTGTATGTGGTGCAGTTACGGCAATCGAAACTAGATCACTAGCAAATGTATAACTATGATTTGGTTCCTGCAAAAGACCTTGCCAGAACACTAGGTTCCTATCTGTTGCATCACTATTACCTATATTAAATGCATATGCATCAGGTATAGAAAGTACTAACTCACCAACTACAAATCCAGTACCTTCTCTAATCCTAAACTTAACAAAGTAATCACCAACACTTAAAACATAAGCTATAGTTCTAGATGTAAGTCCAATAACATAAGTACCAACAGCAAATCCACTAGCACTTCCAAATATAACTGTTTGGGTACTACATGGAGTCAACCCAGCACTCAAATCTAATTTTTCTGATAAAGTTGTTGTAAATACAACGCTACTACTGAATACATCAGCAGGATTTTCAAAAAATCCTTTTCTTCTTTCAATTACCTTCCTACCAAATTGTTTAAATCCTGCTGCATGTGTATTAACATCCTGTTGATCTTTCCATTCCTTAGTATCTCTAGATGTTGTTAATGAATAAGACCAATCTTGGTAATAATGACTATCAGTTATTTTCTGTAAATTTTCACTAGGGTTTCCAATAATATCTTTTCTAGTTTTCTCCAACTTACCATAAGGACTTACTTTCGCATAAGCTTTAGATCTTCTAATACTGGTAATTTTACCATATACTACTCCATCAGATGTCTTTATAATATTCTTATCAGCATCTGCATTAAATTGACCTGCATCTTCATTAAAGACTAATGTTGATGTTTTTTCATCAAAACTTACAACTGTAGCTTCTACAGGAACACCAAATATTTTAGAATTAGTTTTATCGGTAAGATATCCAGATGTTGGTGTCCAATCTGGATTATAATAGTATAACTTATTACCAGCTGGTAATCTCTTTCTTTGTATAGCTGTTTTAAATAATGCACCAGAACCACTTGTAGATTGTATGGTTACAACTGGTTCTTTAGTAAATCCAGCGCCAGGATTAACAACAGTTACCTTAGTAATAGTACCAAGAACAACAGTTACAGTAACATGTGCATTACCTATAGATGCTTTAGTTCCATCTGCAACAATATTATCAAGTAATACAATTGGAACGTTATCATAGTTTAAACCGCCAGTTGGATTAACTCCATTTGGATCAGGTATTAAAGAAATACTAGAAATTTCGAAATTATTAATTAATTTAGCTGTTGCAGGAAGATTTAAATAATAATTAACATTTTCATTTGGTGTAAAATTACCTAGACTACTATACTTAATACTTCCTAATTTACCAATAGTATTAGAATTAGTTTGTATAACTGCTTTCCCATCTCCAGCGATAGTACTTATAGTTCCTCTCTTAATAAGTCCAGTAACTTCTGGTAATAACCTATATCCAAATCCTTCATTTGAGACAGAGATTTTATCAATTGGACCAGTTGCACCATAAGACTTTGCTGCATAATATAACCCCATATCATTATAATTTAATGTACTTCCACTGAATTTTATTGTAAATTTATTATTAACAGAATCTATATCTGATATTACATGAGATCCTCTATATTCCGATACCTTATTAATAACATAGATATAATTACTAGAATGTAGATATAAAGTATCTGGAATTTTAGATCCATCCAATTTAATATAATCGTTTACGCCTGGTTCTGAAATTTGGAACCACTCATTTGTTTGATCGATCTCATACCATAAAGATGGTGCTATAGCACTATTAAGTGCAGGTGTATATATTTTATACGTATACCTAGAATTTAATTCTAATGAATATATCTCTTTATTTTCAAAAACATTTACCTCCACTCCATCTATTATTTTTGGAGCAATTTGAACATCATATAATCTAGTAATTTGTGGACTTACTGCTCTAGATCCATTATTATGAATTGCTACTTCTACAAAATCCAATAATCCAGTTACAGGATCTAATGGTTGTGTATAATCAAAATAAACATAATCTCCTATGGCTAGGTAATGTGGATCATTAGTCTGGAATGTTACATTCAATCCATCAGAAGATTTTACAAGATCTATAGATCCATCAGTTTTTTTCCTAAGATCTTTACCACGAACTCTCGATACAAAAGCAGAAAAATCACTGCCAAATGTCTTTGAATTATCTACTGTAAGTCTATCACCAACACCATAATTATCACCAGCAGATTCTACAATTACACTATCAACAGTACCTTGAGATTTATCTCCAGTATTTGCAATAGTTCGATTTAACCTAATATCTTCTTGTGGATATTCATTATTAGATGGAAGACCTCTAAATGCAGGAGCTCCATTAATTACTGTAGGAATATCATCAATCTGTTTCTCATATGCTCTTGTAAATGCTTTTGGAATCTTATCATTTGTTCTAGCTTGATTATTCATATAACCATCACATTCACCAGCAAACTTATCTCCTATAAAATATGGAAATCCATTGAAATTAATACCATTATTGTTTGCTGCAGCAAGATTAACTAATTCATTAGTAATACCATCAAATGAAGATGTAGTTATAAAATAAAGATATCTACCATCTGGGAAATCTGGTGTTACACAGAATCTACCATTATGTTGATCTAGATCATCTAATGTACCTTGATCAAATTCATAATCTTCTATAAAAGTACCAATTGGATATTCTGATATAGAAGGTCCACCATCCCTATCCAAAGTAACATACTTATTAACTCCTTGTACATTAAATGGTCCTAATGCACCAGCAGTACCTGCAGCAACTTCTGTATATTTTAACCTATATCTAGATTGTATCTCACTGAGTCCTGTTCCAGTACCAAGATCAGGAACATTTCTTACTGTATTTACTTTCTTACCACTATAAAATGGAATACCATCATAAGAAACTCCCATTACTGGAGTATGAACTGGTATTGCATCTAACTGGGTAACATAATTACTATTAGCATCCGCCCATACTTTAAATGGTTTAGTACCATCTGGATTAGTTGCACTAATAAGAGAAGAATCTAAAGTACTAGGAATAGTAGCTGCTCTTGCATTAGCAACATTCTTTTCGTAAATATACCTTGCTCTTAGTCTATCAGCACCATGCATTAAGTAGTATTGTTTTTCATTTATATCTTTTGGAAAATCTAACGCATAATTGAAGTAATCAAATCCTCTTTCATTATCAGTGGATGGTTTCTTATCGCCACTATCATATACATATCCACCATAATCATCCAAACGACCATCTTTTTTAAACCTTCTAATTAAATTAAAAGTCCATTCCTTTAATCTAGGTGTAACTCCACCATTAGTTCCCAATGGAGTTATAACAACTCTTGGTGTAGTTCTGTATCCACTACCCTTATTAACTATATTAAACCTTGTTATTTGACCAGAATCATTAGTTTCTGCTGTAAGTACTCCACCAGTACCACCCCCTCCACTAAGAGTTATTGTAGGTGGAATAAAGTAGTTCTCGCCTGGATTTGTTATAACAATATTAAATAACGCTCCATTTGCAACATAAGCTGTCGCTGCAGCATTTTTACCATCACTAATCTTAATTGTTGGTTGTTTTATAAAATCTTGAGTAGTTAATCCAGTTGCATCAATCTCATTTGAATTTGTTTTATTAAAATTATCATATGATATTAAAGATCCACTAGTTTCAATCATTCTAATATCATCAACTTGGAAAGGAATATCAATAACATCTGATTTTCCACCACCACTTATTCTAATAGTAGGTAATTCAATATAACCAGAACCAGATTCTTTTATAACAATATTGTCAATATTTCCATTAGCATAACTAATATCTAATACAGCAGGTTTAAATCCAGCTGGGTTAAGTTTATCAGTTTCAAAACTAAACAGAACTGGTGGATTTGTTGTTGGAATGGTGATAGTAGTACTCTTTAATGATTGTAAACTAAGAGAACTTTGATTTAATAATGCATCAGATTCTGTTGCATGTACTGTAATCATATCACTACGAACCTTTCTTACATAATATTGATCCTTTGGAGTTAATCCATCAAAATAATCATCATTTGCCTTAAAGGTTACTTTATCACCAGTTATTAATCCATGATCAGTATAAATTATCTCATTTGTTACAGCATTTGTCTTGGTAAAATCAGTAAAATCTATTTTTATATTGGGGTTATTATTAATGACATTAATAACTGGTTTTGAATCAAATCCTGTTAATTTACCATAAAATGAGTTAGCTGTAACTCCATCTGTAAGGAATTGATTGGTCAATTTATTAAAATCAATCGATTTTATAGAAAAAGATAATCTTATTATTTTATTAGATGATGTATTAGATAAAGTAAATGTAGCAGATGTATTCTGAGCAGTTGTTGCTCCTGGCGCCGTACCAGTAATATCAAATTTTGGTAATTTTAAA